TATATATTGGTGTATTCCATTATATATTATCTGTACAAAAAATACCCCCTCTGTGTCTAAAATAAGTTTACCACTTCAAACCATAATAGGATTATTCAATTTAACAACTTGCATCTTTCATTCCTCCAAACTTTTATAATTCAGCCCCCAGCATGCAACTGGAGGCTTTTTTATTTTACACCATGCCTAAGGCTTCGCGAACATCAGCCATATAATCAACTCCACCAATGTTACAGATGTAGTTGAACTTATCCAACTCCAGAACAGTTTCGCCATCAATGGTAACTTTTAGGTAAGCTGTTTCAATGGTGTTCGCAGTACCAGTAGTCGCGCCAACATCCAGCTTGCCCAGCTCCGTTTTCTTCGGTACACCGCGCACAACGCATTTTACGTTGCCAACCTTATACTTGCCGCTAGCACTGTCATAAATCTGCTGCGCCCCACGCAGGTCGAGATTTACGCCGGTCTGCATTGCCAGCATAATGTTACGCTTCTCCAGCGTGCGCCAGTTCAGCACTGTTTCCATGCTGCCAAAGTGCCCCAGCACCGGGCTGTCAAACTCGCCTGCAATACCTGCACCTTTAACGGTTTCGGTCATAGCATCTAAAGACGGAAGTTGCACATCAGCAATACCCACCAAATCGTTACCATCTTGGTAAACTTTAAAGTTAATCAGTTTCTCAGGTACATTTGCCATCTATCTCACCTCCCAATTAACTGAACAGTGTTTCAAAATACGCAGGATCATATTCGAGCACGTTTTCAATTTCACGCGCCGGTGCAGGCGGCGTAAGATAAGTGTGGAATTTAATGATGCCGTCCATAAGATTGGTAACTGGATTTTCATCATCACGAAATTCAACACGGCCGCCCAAAATGACACCTTGTCCGGTAAGGCCGTTTAAACGCATATTTTCACTATCCAGAACTGTTTGAATCAGACGTTTGTTAATCGGCTTATCTACCTTCGCCCAATAAGTTTGAATGAAAGTCTGCGCATGCCAGTTAAACATTCTGCGAATACAGATAAAGGCATCTTTAGGATCAGTATTTGACGGATAGCAGGCGGTGCGATTGCCCCAACATTTCCAACCTCCGATAAAATTAAGCGCGGTAACAACGCCCTGGCCGTTGAGATAACCAGCTTCATCAGGGCCCAATACTACCTCAGTACCATCTTTTAAGCAGCAACCGTTAATCTGCATGCTTTTATTAGACGGGCTTTCGTAAGGAATATCATCGTTATTACTGTCAACAGTTGAGATAACGCCAAGAACATGGGTAGACATGTGATAAACATCATCGCCCATCTTAACCATAGGCCAGCATGCCACTTGAGAAGTATCGTTATAGCTGTTCTGGTTCATCCACGCCTTGACATCAGTATACTTTTTGACGCTGTCTGTCGGTACGTCATTAAGCGTAATCGCCTTGAAATGACTGTTGATATTGCCGGCTTTAGCTTTCATCACAGCAGCTACAGTCGGAGTTTCACTCCAGCCGGGAGCCAATACAATGCCAGGCACAAGGCCGGTAATCGGGAATACTTTGTTAAGACATTCTAAACCTTTGACAGAACCATCGCTCACATTGATACCGCCAATGATATCATCTGCATCTACTGCTGCAGCATCAATCTCATCATAAGTAAGTGTTAAATTACTTGCAGCAGTTGCAGTGTCATCATCAAGTAACGTAATAACCAATACGCCATCGTCATCATAAGCAGCTTCATAGTCGCTGCCGGCAATCAATGCAGACCCAGCCGTAGACGCTTTAATCTGCAAAGTGTCAAGCAGAACCGGAGCATCTACTTTTGCAACTTTGTTTGTCACTGTAACATTTTTGGAGCTAGTACTCTTCTTATGGGTTTTTGGATCCAATACGTTTACAAAAACCACCGGACCGCGATTATACAATGCGAATTGGCTATACATTACCTCGCAGAGAGTGTATTTAGCCCAATCTTTACTGTAGCCCAACTGTTGTACTGCCTCAGCGTAACTGTAGCACAAAATGGGTTTGTTGCTCTGAGCGCGCTCACTCGCCAAATGTACCGGAGCGGTACCGAATACAACTGGCAGACCGGCAGCAGTGTTTACAGCAGGCACAACGCTAGTCGGAACCTCACTGGTATACACACCATGTTTATATGCCATGTTTTACACCTCCATAGCTTGTTTATAATACTTATTCAGCGGAGTACCTGTTTGTTGAACTTCCTCAAGCGCTCTGTTAAGCTGTTCTACTGAAACAAACAGCTTCTCCAATTGAGGGAATTCATCGAATTCTGCATCTAAATGCTCAGGCAGACCGCCAATGAATACCTGATACTGCAGTAATCTTCCGCGGCTCAGGTTAGGGCCGATATAAATCAGCTTATCTGTTTTCTTATTCTTCGCCATAATATATGTCCTCCTCATAAGGTTGACCAATAGTATAAATTGCAGTAATTTTACCCTGCCACTGCGGAGCAGGCTGTGCTTCCGGCACTTCAATTTTCACAGGAAACAGCAGACGATGTCTGTCAGCTATAAAACGATGTTTTAAAAGATGCTGGCGCACATGCTCCATGATGTTATAGAGGCTGCGCCAATCATCATATTCACTGTCATCGTAAATACTAAAGCCAATTTCTACCGTTGCTGTACTCATATCGCCATCCGCAGTATCCTGCGCAGCGGTAACAAGAGCATAAATAAACGATGCCTGTTCATCAGCATTCATGCGTGCCGGAGGATAGCCGGCATATACCTTAATACTGCGCTTGCCGGATGGCTGCTGTGTACTGTAATCAACGATAACAGACCGTAAATAATCAGCCAGATTATCCATCAATTCAACTGTAGTCATAAAAGCTCCTTACTTCATTTTTTGGAAACGATATTCTACCTCATGCAAAAAACGTTCATTCAGCGTAGCTTCTGCCAATGGAGTAAGCTCGCCAATAACATTTTCAGCGCCAAACATCTGCGGTACGCTAGGACCATAAGGAATGCGCAAGGGATAGCGTGCTTTGCGTTTTTTACGTTGCATTGCACCTTTATAACCATTACGAGATACTCCAAGGAATAATCCTAGTACTGACTTAGCGCCACCTTGCTTTCGTATTTGCACTTTAACCGGAGCACGTTTATGGATACGTACCCGGAACGCTGTCAAAAGCAAGGGACTGCCTTGTGAAGCAAGAACGCCACACAATTTAGAGCGTGATGCACGCTTAATGTTCAGCGTCCCTTTAACATTCTTAGCACTTACCAGATAGTTTTTACGGATGGATTTAGAAGTTTGCGTTTTTATCTTTGTAATTGTACGATTGATAGCGTTTACGGCTGCAAGGTTAATCTCTTTAGGTGCTTTGACCAACATCTGCTGTGCATACTCAATATTTTTAGCATCAATGCTAATCATCGGTCATTCGCCACCAGTTGGATTGTCAATATACCCATATCATCGCCCACGCTTTCAACCTCATACATTTTATCGTCAAGATAAAACCGCATGCCATACACCGGCACCTCCGGCAAATCTGCCTTCAGGCAATTCACCTGCAGCTGACTGCCATAAAGACCGGGATAATAATCATCCTTACCGGCTTGGATAGAAAGCGACTGCGCTACAGAGATATCCTGCACAATCGCCTTGCATTCCGTACCGTTCAGATCATGCAGCTCCGCAAACTCCATCTCATTGAGAAAGACAGCCGCATTATCTGCGGCTATCTGCTCTTTAAAGCTCAGCGCTTTCATTGTACAGTTGCGGCTTCATCTACCGCCGGCAGCGCGTCTTCATCATCACACGCAGGCTCTTTAGAGATAGATTTAGAAGCAGGCTGCTTTTTACTCTTTTTGCCAGAAGCAGGCTTTTCAACCTCAGTTTTGCTAATGATTTCAACATCTTCCGGAGCAGTGGTTTCTGCCTCAGGCTCGCCAATGATTTCAAACTCTTCCGGAGCATCATCATACAGCTTTTGAGCAACGTCTGCAGGCAACTCGACAACACTGCCTGCTGCATAAACTACGTTATTATGACGCAGAGAGAATTTCTTAACGAGGATATACATAAGCTGCCTCCTTATTTAACCTTGATAACATACCAGTCATCCACAGATTCAGGAACAACAAGGCAACGGCTCTGCATAGCAATAGAGCAGTAGTCATTCTCGATGTTCATAGTAACCTTAGGCACATAGCGGCCTTCGTAGGTGTGGAACTGCTTATCTTCCTCCATCTGAGTAACGGCGCCATACAAGCGCTTGCCACGACCGGCAACGCCGATAATAACGTAATCATCAGGCAGGTACGGAGTAAATACACCTTCGTTGTTGATGTAACCACCCTCATAGGTGTACATCTCCAGGCCTAAGGCACCCAGCAGGCCGAAGCGCATAACCTCAGGGCTTTGAATCTTAGGTGCGAAGGACATCAGCGCCGCATTATCGCGAGACGGAATCAGCAGCTTGTCATAAATGCTTTTGTTGTTCAACAGCAGGTTGCTGGTAGCCTCAGAGCACATCATGATAGTCGGAGTCAGGCCAGCATTGCGGCGGATGGTTTTGGACGCTTCCTGCAGGTTGCCGTAAGCATCAGAGGTGTCCTTGTCCCAAGTATCGGTACCGGACAAGGTTTGCTTTTGAGTAAAGTTAAAAGAGATAGTGTCAATCTTTTGGGTTTTGCCGTCATCAGCATAACCGTTAATGGTGTAGCTGCCATCAATCAGCAGCTTTGCAGCCATATACTCCTCAGTTCTGGTGCACATATCGGTCAATTCTTTGATATCCTCAGCGCGATATTCTTCAGCTCGCTGTTGAGGAGTGCGACCGCTGTACACGCTTTCGCCTGCCAGACGCTTCTGCAGCTGCTCAGCAGTCAATACGCGCTTAGGCTTCATCAGCGGAGCCTTGTAGGATTTGGTTTCAAAGCCATCACGCTGCATATTAACACCTTGAGAACCCGGAACAACAAAAGATGCCATGGAGCGACCGCCTTTTTTGAAATCCACATCCAGATATTCAGAGCTATAGGTAATAGCGTTCGGGAAAAAGGTGTTTACTAACAAAGGATTGGGCGGATATGCACGATTGATTACGCCCAGCAAAGAACGGGTAGAATTGATATCAAATGCCATAATTTATTCCTCCTTATTGCAGATGAGTCAGGTAGATGCCAACAGCACGCAGCTCTTCCTCATGTGCCTGCACAGAATCAGATTCAGCGCCAACGGACATTTCCTCTGCATTGAAAATGCCGCTAATATAAACAGTAGCAACCACATCGCCGGTACCAACAACAACATCTTCAGCCAGCACAGCGTTTGCTACCTTCATCGCCGGAGTTGCGGATGCAGCATCAACAATCTGGTATTTGCCTTCACTGACAGCCAGCACTGCGCCTCTTTTAAGCGCCTTTTCAGCGCTCAGGCCTTTAAGGGTAATATTTTTGGTAAGAGCAGCCACAGCGGTGCCGCCAATAAGCTGGTCCACATTGCTTTTTTCACTGGTTACATATGCCATTATTTATTACCTCCATACATATTCTGCAGAGTTTTAGCCATGTTTTCGGTACGCAGGGCATCTTCCTCTGCCTCAGTCAGGCCATTAGCAGGCTGACCGGTTACATTACCGGAGCCAGATTTCATCTGGTCGTCAATCAAATCATTCATAAAGCTTTGAGCTGCAGAAGTCTGAGCTGCAGGCTGAGCACCCTTAATAGCATCAATGGTTTCTTTGATTTCATCAGCGGTCTTGCCGTCTTTGATGGCCATATTGATTACAGCCTTCACACCAGCACTGCCATCATCCAAAGCATTGAGCGCAGCCAAACGGCTTGCTTCTTTCCTCATTGCGGATTTGCTCCTCATTAGCAGGAGCGGTGGTTTGGTTCGCAGGAGCAGCACTGTTGGTCTGTTCACCTGTTCTGACACCGATAGCACTCAAAATAGTGTTTACGGCATTCATAAGATTTTCATTCATCGTTTTGTCCTCCTTTTTGTGGATTTTGTTTTTAATTAAGTCAGCATCTCCCTGGCTCAGCTGATGCCGTACATGGTTGACCACAAGCACATTGCCGTCAAGAACAGGTTCAACCTCTCCTTGAATCTGGTCACAGAAGCCATGGGCAAGGCATTCCTCGGCCGTAAGCCAGGTGCTGTTTTTCATCATGGCTTCTAGCTCTTTTTCGCTGAGCTTGCAGCGCTCCTTATAAGCTGCCACAATACTAGCCTTTACAGGCTTGAGCATATCAATAAGCTTGCCCAGCTGTTCAGCGTTGGCAGGCTCTGCCAGGCAGACCATGGGGTCATGAATCATCATCATAGCATTGACCGGCATAAGGATTTTTTTGCCGGCCATAGCGATGATTGTTGCAGCACTGGCCGCCAAACCATCAATCATTACAGTGGTATCACCGGAGTAAGACTTTATCTGGCTGGCAATGGCGTGTGCAGCGAAAACATTGCCGCCGTTGCTGTTGATACGGATGCAGACCGGCTTGCCTTCCAGCTTAGCCAATGCATCAGCAAAGCCTATTGGGTAAACATCGCCACTGCTGTCATACCAAGGCTTTTCGCTGACGATATCGCCATAAATGCGGATTTCAGCAGTGTTTTCAGATGCTTTGTTGATAATCTCCCAAAATGGTTTATTTTTCACCATCGTTTTCACCTCCTTCCTCAGTCTTTACATTCTGATGAAGCGGATAATTGAGGCCATTGCCTTGCCAATGCTTATGTTCAGCTTGCAGCTGTGCAATGTTTTCCTCGTATTCCGTGCCGGTGATTTCGGCAGATTCCTGTTCACCGGTACTGAAGCCGTAATCAACACGCAGCTTGGCGGCCTGAACCTCTTTCACCGGGTCAAGCATGCCCATAGTTGGACCATACCAGGACGCGCGGCTCCATGCCTTACGCAGCAGCGGGTCACTAAAATAGCCAGGCGCTTGAATGCGACCAATAGCCACCGCCTCAGCCAGCCAGCGTTCATATACCGGCTGACAAAAATCCCTTGCGAACCAAATGCACCGCTTCTTGGCAACTGCCTGAAACTGCAGCAAGGCACCGCGTGCAGCACTGTACGAGCTTTGGAAGCGCGACAGCAGCACTTCTGAAGGAATTTCCAGCGCCGCGCCCACCTGAGCAATCAGCGCATTGACGAAGGCCTCAAAAGTGGACAAGCTGCGATTTGCATCGACAGTCTGTACTTCATAGCCAGGCGGCAGCTCGTTCATCGTGCCGGCACCCAGCTCAAAGGTATACTGGTCGAAAGCAACCTTTTCATTCTCGCCAAAGGCTTCCGGCAAAGCATTTGGAAGGCCTTCACCTGCGTCCTTCGTTTTGAAGAACAGAGTAAAATAGCTTTTGATGATTGCAGCAGTAAGCTCCGCTGTGCTATAACGGTGCATCTGCTTCAATTCTTCAATGGCCGGTGCCAGAATCGGCACGCCGCGGTACTGCTCCGGCCTTTCCTCATGGCTGATTTGCAGGATGTTGGGCGCACCTGTTTTGCGCCCGAAGGCTTCCACGCGCACCCATTTTATGTTCCTGTTTTCCGTTGGGTCATAAGGTACCCGGTCGGCAACCCAATAGGCTACAACGGCACCATCCGTATTAATTTCAACGCCGTTAATAATCCTGTTGCCATTCTTAGGGTTACGAACCTCCACCTCATTCATTGCACCAACAAGACTATAGGTATTAGGGTTGCAGACACGGCTCGCTTCAAAAAGCTGTATCTATGTAGTATTTGAACGGAATGCCATTCCGTATCCTGCTACTAATTTTTGGACAGATTGGAGGTGAACTGATAATGAAAGTGACTAATCCACTTATTGAAACTTCTTTGACAGATTGTACTAGGACCAATGGAGAAAACGAAGTCTATGAAAGAGATTGCCATCTTCTTCCAATCTGTAAATCTTATGGCCACGCAGGTTTCGGATGCCTAGCTGGTGCTTATGCTGGTAATCGTTGTACCAGAGGAGAAAAGATGCAAATCGTCATAGCGAATGATGCAAACCCAAACGCAACATTTAAATATGACAAACCTAGTAAAGAAGATATGGAACATTACACTATTGGAAAGTAAGTTTCCCAAACAGTATGCCCACCGTAAGGGTATACTGTTTTTTTACTTCCACAGCCTTTACGCCGGCAAAGGCTCATTAGCCATAGCCTTTGCGAACAGGTTCACAAAATACACAGGACTGTTGAAAATTTGTAAGTTATTCATTTCATTACCTCCCTACCCCCCCCCCCCCCCCCCGCCCGGGTGTTTTTTTTTTTCTCTACT